CTACATGGCTCTCATAGCATCCTTGAGTGCATCCTCAATTTCTGCAATAGTCGCACATAAGTGAGGCATACAGAGTGCATCTTCGTAAAAACCAAATTTCCTGTAAAGTGGTATGTATCTTTCTTTAGGATTCATGACATAAATTTCATCATGAGAAGTCGCTTTAGCAACCGTGTGAGCGAAGATTAGCGTCGAAAGCCAAACACGTTTAGTGAGAGCCGTTTCTTGAGTTTTCAAGAAATTTTCCACCATGCAAATTTCTAATCGCTCACGAAGTCTGTCTATACGACAGAGAGCAGCACCACCCGGGAAGGTATCATCGAGTCCCTTTATTCGCATAGAGAGATCGAGCATATCGCCGTTTAAGGGGTTTCCGTATTGTTGGAATGCCCATGGCCATGGAAGAGATCCGAAGGCCCCAGTCATCAGCAAACTTAAGTCACCTGGCTGAAGTTTTCCATACCCTAACCCCCAACCATACTGATCGGAAACAGATTGCACTGCATTAATGCAAAAGTCGTGAACATGGGCAGGAGAAAGGCCGGGTTTCTGCATCATCTTCGAATCCGTGTCAAAAGTTGAGGATATTGTATCAAGAAAAAACAAGAGAGGATGCGCCGGAGATGTAAAAGATGTGTATAGAGAAAGAATCTACATATGAACCTCATATATTCACCTAATACCTATACTTAGATTTGTTGAATGGAGGTTTCTATGTGTGGACGTTTTGCACAAGCCCAATCCCGTGAAGAATATCTGGCGTACCTGGCCGATGAAGCCGATCACGACATCGCTTACGACCCTGAGCCAATTGGACGTTACAATGTGGCCCCCGGAACCAAAGTCCTTCTGGTTAGCGAGCGCGACGAGAAACTGCATCTCGATCCGGTTTTTTGGGGTTACGCTCCAGGATGGTGGGACAAGCCGCCACTGATAAACGCGCGCGTCGAAACAGCGGCCGTCAGCAGGATGTTTAAACCTCTCTGGCGACATGGAAGGGCGATCTGTTTCGCAGATGGGTGGTTCGAGTGGAAGAAAGAAGGCGACAAAAAACAGCCCTACTTCATTCACCGCGCCGACGGCCAGCCGTTATTTATGGCAGCAATCGGCAGCACGCCGTTCGATCGCGGCGATGAAGCAGAAGGATTTCTGATAGTGACGTCTGCAGCAGATAAAGGTCTGGTCGATATACATGACCGCCGTCCATTTGTTTTGTCGCCGGAAGCCGCCAGGGAGTGGATGCGCCAAGATATTGGCGGTAAAGAAGCAGAAGAAATAGCCGCCGACGGCGCAGTGTCTGCGGACAAGTTCATCTGGCACGCCGTGACATGTGCCGTTGGTAATCCAAAAAATCAAGGCTGTGAGTTGATACTTAAAATCGTTCGATAGATATTTCATATAAGAAACCTACTATCGATCCATATACTTTGAACCCTCAACCTTTAACATTTTCCCATTCAACCCTTGAATCGTTTTCGCACTTGGATATGCTCTCATTAAGAAAAACGCCAGAAAAATACAAACAACCGAGAAGAAAATAACCAACATGATTTGTGGAGGAGTTAGCGCACCATCATAATAAATTTTCACTGGAGCCAGAGCATATGCAAGATAACCTACCGAGGCTCCCCAAGCCATAGCTCGCTTTTTCTTGTAACTTTTATCAATTGAAAAGTAAAAATATTTACCATTGTATTTTAAATACCGACTCAAGTTCACCAACCTTCTTTTTGTTAAATTCAAATCGCACCTATTTGCGATATACAGCAGTTTATTCCTTGTATTATCATTTGATATACCAATCAATTGGGTCATTATTTTTTTTCTTAATAGATTAGTGATAAACTTTTTATCTTCACTTCCCAAATGGTCGCCATATTCTTTATAATAATTTCGAAGCTTTACTATCTTTCCGCTTCGGAAAAATTGATAAATATACTGGCAAGTTTTCCACAATGCGGCAATCACAGGCAAGGCTGCAACAATTGTTTTCCACAGTTCATCCTTTAACATCCACTCATTCATTACCTACCTCATCTTAACCAGTTGAAATACATGTAAAATACATCATGCGATATTAACATTTCAACTAACGATAGGTAAATCCGAGAACCTTGTAGTATACCTTGGCGAAAGCCTATCGCGCTTCATCTGCCACTGCTGTTGGATGCCCTGCCCGGCAAAGTAGAGCGTTCCTTTTCCTTCTTTCGCGTTCAATTGGTCGAGCACCTCCATTAATCTTTCACTGCCAGCCCGCGGCGCATTCTCATCAAATAGATTAAGCTGGGCCACGCCTTGGCTGAAAAAGTCACCAAGCATGATCCCTGCTTTCTGGTATCGGTGACCATCCTTCCAAATTTTGTCTAGGCACTTTACCGCGGCGTTGATAATGTCGCGGGAATCCTGAGTGGGAGTAAGAAGCTTCATTGATGCACTGTTACCGTAGTATGGCTCGTTAAGTGCAAAGGGAGAGGTTTTCACGAATGCAGAAATAAAGCGGCAATACTGATGCTCGCCGCGAAGTTTTTCGGCACCACGCGCTGCATAACTGCAAATAGCCTGGCGCATCTGTTCGTACTCGGTGACGCGTTCGCCAAATGACCGACTACAGACGATTTCCTGCTTTGTCGGCGCAAACTCCTCCAAATCCAGACAAGGCTCGCCGCGCAACTCCCGGACCGTTCTCTCGAGTACCACGTTAAAGTGTTTACGGATAATCCATGTGCTTTGTTCTGAGAGGTCCAGAGCAGTTTTGATGCCCATGGCGTTCAGCTTCTTACTGATGCGCCTGCCGACGCCCCATACATCCTCCACAGGCACAACAGCCAATAGCCGACGCTGGCGATCGATATTGGACAAGTCAACAACTCCGCCCGTCTGCCTCTGCCATTTCTTGGCGGCATGGTTGGCCAGCTTAGCGAGGGTTTTCGTCTGCGCGATACCAACCCCGACAGTCAGGTGCGTACGCTTCAGAACCGTAGCGCGGATCTCTTTGCCGAACTCCGTCAGGTCCCTACAGTTGCGCACACCTGTCAGGTCGCAAAAAGCTTCGTCGATGCTGTAAATTTCGACGCGAGGGCTCATTTCCTCAAGCGTCATCATTAGTCACTGCCACCGGCAGGCTGCTCTACGGACCATTTAACGCTGTTCTGCTTGCCATAGACTTCGACCTGCAGCACCTTGCCTTTCGGCGTGTCAACGGACTGCAGGCTCCAGCCTGCCAGCACCAGTTCAACTTCCGAAATGCGCTTGTTAGGGAACTTCATGAAGAAGACCACCGTTTTTTTCGCGTCTGCATCACTCAGCAGCGCTTCCTGAACGGTATCGGAAGGATCGTCAATGAAGACAAGCGTTTTATCCTCACCCTCGCCCATGTCTGCCATGTATTTCGGCTCTTTGTCGATGAGGCGCGTAACCTCCATAAAGGTGCCTTTTTTCCCCGTGGCACCAATCGCCATTGCGCTCTGCAGAAGCGCGGCGGTGGTAATGGTTGCGCCCTTCTGACCGTAGCGAACCTCGGTACCCGCAGGGAGTACCGCGTACTCTGACGGGGATTTGATTTCTGGATCTGCCATTTACTCTCTCCTGATTACTAACGCCCTTCGAGACCCAGCCGGATTTCTGCGGCCAGCACTTTAAGGATTTTTTGAACGTTGTAGTCCATCGCCGGACGAATGAAGGGGTCGGCGACCTGTTTGACGGTGCCGAACTCCTGCGCCACCGCTTTCATATGGTGAATTTTGCTGGGACCGACACGCAGCGTAACGATGGTGTTATAGCGCGAGGTCTCTGCCACGTTGGTGCTGCGGATTTTGATGGAGTCGCGCATGTGCGGCCCGATGCTTTCCTCATCAATACCAGCGTGCTGCCGCATATCCTGCTCAACAACCGCAAGCGCAGCGCGTCCGGCATCGCGCAGGAGTTTCACCCCGACTTTTTTGTCGATGCTTTCCAGCAGGCGGTCAAACTCCTTCCCGGTAGGGAATTTAATGTCCATCTGCATGGTGTTTACTCCGGAACGGTGAAGATGAAGTCGCGAACCAGCCGGTACTGGATGCGGTTGTTGGGAAGCGTGGTTTTCCCCTGCTGTATCCCCCCGCGCTCAACGTACTGGACGGGCTGACCTTCCAGCTGGTCATGCACAATTCCCTTCCATTCAGCCCAGAGCGCCCCGTCGAACTGAAGCAGCGACGTGTACCGATCCACTACATAAAGCGAAAGCTGTATGCGTACCTCAGACAGTCCGGTCCGCCTCAGCCCGTCACCGACCTGCGGGTCGGAAATACGCTGGAACGTCGCGCCTTCCTGCACCGTATCCGGAAGCAGCAGCGGGTACGTATCCAGCCCGGTAATCCGCTCGACGGCGGTTTTAATTGCTGACTCGATCATGGCGTGAATCCGCCTCACCGAGTAATTCATCGGGAGGCGTGACCGCGCGAGTAACAGAACTGACCTGTGATCCAGTGTTGCCAGATTTCCTTCCCCCACCGGGTGATCGCATTCCTGTTCCCATACTCAACACCTGAAAAAATGCAGCAAAAAAAGTTTTTATTTCACACGCGCAAAAAACTACCGGGAGCGGCAGTCCTTAAAAGCGAAAGGGGTTGAGGATTTGATCCCCCCTACCCCATGCGCTGACCGGCCGAGTTTCACCTGAGACGCTCCCTTGCAGTCTTGGCTCTGTGGCATGGCCAGCACAATGCTTCCAGATTGAAATCATTATCCGTTCCGCCGTGAGCCTTAGCGAGGATATGGTCGACGGTACTCGCACGGGTTGCTATGCCAACGCGTAGGCACGACTGGCAGATGTGTTTATCTCGCTGGAGAATACGTGCACGCCTGACTTCCCAGGGACGCCCGTATCCACGCTCTTGTCGGCTTTTGCCGTTCTGATAGTTGCGCCATCCTTCGCCGGCATGCTGCTGCCGATGTTCATCGCAGTAGCCACTTGAGTCATTTGTCAGCGCGGCACAACCTTTGTGCCTGCATGGTCTTTTGATACGTGGGGGCATATTAAATCACAACGCCTGTAAACATGATCTGCTCTGTGAAAAAGCGAGATCACTAAAGATATACGTTTTGATGAGAGGGATTAATGAAAGTTAAATCGGCCAAAAGAGAGTATTCATATTTCTATGAACTTCTCTATAGTCGACGTTAAACACATATTATCAAAGATAGCCTCTGAAAGGGTTTCATGTAAATTACACAACAAGCCAACTTTCAACTTTGCAATGCCGCACCAAATTAAACCTTCTAAAAAAAATAACAATAACAAAGATAAACTTGAAAAATTTATCACCCCCTAATAAAATGTGTAACTTTCATGTGGCAAATACAAAAACAAGGGCATTCACTTGAATCAATTTAAAAACGCAACCACCATGATCGTCATGGTACTTTCAGCATGCTTACTTATTTATATACTGACTGGTTTTTTTGCAATTTTTGAAGATAAAGGGCCGTTATCAGCTTTAATTGGTGCAATCGCATCCATAACTACATGTGCCATTGCAATACGCGCTATTTTTATAGCGAAAAAATGGCACATTGAAAAAATAAAATCTCAAGTATTCGAAGGCGCATGCTCTTATCTTGACCTTATAAACTCATCTTTAGCCATTACATCATTCCTTCATATGGACCTAAAAAATAGAGTTGACTTCCTAAATTACAAACTAAAGGCAAACACTAATTTTGACTCATCCGCAGAATTGTTTAATGAAATAAACGCATTTCTAAAATTAACTTACAACGCGAGATTTGACACATATAAAAACATGCTATCCCTCTCAAAGTATCAAAAGCATGTCGCACCTGCATATAATGAATTTTGCGGAAAAACAAATCTTAAGCTGGCATTATTTTTGGGTGGATTATCAACACCTATAACATTTCAGAACGGCAAGTTTGAGATTAACCACAAGGTTATCGATGCTTACAAATTCTTCAATGAAGATACCAACGGCAAAATATTCAATAGCATATCCAAACTTGCAGTCTCAGAATTTATTAACCTAACCAACGCGGCAAAAGAAATGCAAAACTAAAAATTAATTACAATATATTTCAAAATAACTCACAATCGAATAAGAAATGATTGTGAGTTATTTACAACCACTACGCTAACATTCAAATAAATGCGCTCAGACTATTCAAAAAAATGCAAAAGAACTACTCATTGTGTGTTGTAGCCATTTTGTCCCATCAAGGACTCATAAATCCTTACACATGCTAATCCTGCACGGTAATTTTCGTCAGCTCGCGTAGCATAATATTTAGCTTCTTCTGCAATGTTTCCGAGCATGTTGGCGAGCATTGCGGTGTGAGCGCTAGTTGTTTTGCTTCCGACGGCAGCGGCAAGACTTGAGGTGTGCTTTGCGGCGTCCAAGTGGATGGCAAGTTTTGTTGCTTCGGTGCGCAGCTGGCTAACAGTGGCAGACAGGCCAGCAACAGTCGCAGCTGCTTCTGCAGCCTGTGCTTGTGCATCTTTAACAGCCTCTTCACGAGCGATTACTCGCCCTTGTTCAATCATACGGGCAGCCGTTTGTGCGCTCGCAACCTGAGAGAAATCTTCACTATTACGATCCGCCCATTTCTTTTCCCATGCTCGTTCCGTCCACACACTTCCTGCAGTAAATGAAGCAATGAGGAGAACCGAAACCGTGGTAGCTTTCCACCATGTCTTAACGAATAAGCTGTTCACTGGTCTAATCCCCAGCACATCAGCGCGCTTTCCTGGTCACGTCGCTCGACCTGCCCATAGCAGCCATTCTTTTGGCCTTTGGTCAGGCGGCAATCAAGGCCACCATCTTTTATCCACCAGCGGATAGCATCACAGGCTCCTTTCCGGTCACCAGCATTGATACGCTTGTAGAACGTCGAGGGTAAACATTTACCGGGGCCGATATTGTACGGGCAGAACGATGCAATGCCCGCTTTCTGCGGTTCAGTCAGTGGCACCTCAATATTGCGATCAACCCATGCAAGCGCTTTATCCCGCTCGATGGCGTTTACCTGATCGCATTTCGCCTGCGTCAGCTTCATGCCCTGCACAACTGATTTACCATCAACCATTGTGGCGCCACGGCAAATAGTCCAGATGCTTCCGCCGTCTTTGTATGCAGTGAGTCTGTTCCCCTCTTTCTCATTCAGGAACTGCTCGAGGATGGTTGGTGCAGATGCGCCAGCAAGCACCAACCCCAGAACAGCCGCGCTCAAATTTGCCCGTTTTCCCATTACTCACCTTCCTTTTGTAATGCCTCGACAACCACGCTTGCCGCAGCCGGACGTTCGTGAAGAGGTTTATCACCGACCCCTTTCAGGTACTCATTGACCATTTTCGTTCGCTTCTCGTCTTCACGGCGCCTGCGGTGTGCATCCACCCGCCCGTTGATGTAGGAGGCAAGTGAAATAAGCAGACCTGCAGCGCCAAAGAACATGAACACCAGATCCTGAGTGGTAAATCCAATGGCAGACGCCAGAGCTGCTACCCACGCGAAGAACTGCGTGAAGATGTTCCCTGAATCATTCATTTTCATCGTCTCTCACCTCGCTGGTTGCGGGTGTATTGTGTCGATAAAAGTTCAGCCAGTGCAGTTCGTACCCAAACAAGACTGAAAAGATGTTGTCCCAAGAATAAATAACCTGTGCCGTTTGTAGGACTAAGTAATTCGCATATTGAAATGGTATCTCGCGTTCAAAAATTGTGATCGTAAGATCTTGTATGCGCTTGAAAAAATCACTATAAATGACTGGTCAATATTTTCTAAACGGACTTAATATGGAAACCTCAAACAAAATAGATTCAGTAACTTCTTTCCTTGACTACATCTATAAACAAACCCCACCCAAGTACACAAGGTGCTACCGAGGACAATCCAACACACATTGGAGTTTGAGACCCTCAGTCATGAGAGGTCTACGCGCTAATGCTGAACGGCAGATTTTTAGTGAATTGATGGTTGAATCTCCGACAGAATTCAATGGTGATCGTCTCATGTTCGACAAGCTTGTAAGAGCACAACACTATGGACTACCAACCCGACTTCTTGACGTTTCACTGAATCCTCTTGTCGCACTTTATTTTGCTTGCAACGAAGAAACTCATCATGATGAAAATGGTGCCGTTCACCTGTTGGACTTTGAAGAAAAAAGAGTTCGGTTTTCGGATAGTGACACCATCAGTTTGATATGTAATTTGGCGCGACTTACAGATGCAGAGAAGAAAGAAATCAAACAGAAATATAAAGAAATTAAATCATGGAATGATAGTGTACGTGAGGACTTTCGAAAGCTAGATCCTATGAAACGACTCTATCAATTTATCCGAGTAGAAAAACCATACTTCACTGATTCAATTATACCTAGCGACATGTTCAGATATCAGTTTGTATACCCTGCTAAAACAAATAGAAGAGTTATTGCACAATCAGGTGCTTTCCTCGTAGCTGGACTTCTCGATTATAATTCGCCAGGTCGAACACAAAAAGGCTTCACCGCAAGCAAAATCGTGATACCAGCCGATGCCAAAATACATATACTTAAAGAGCTTGACGTCTTGAATATTAATTCAAGAACCATGTTCCCAGAGGTAGAATTCGCTGCTGGCTACATTAAGAAAAAATGGCAACTAAGCTAAATCAGAACGAATCTTACGAGCAAAATACATCATATATTTTGCTCGCAATATGGGCTGACTGAAGTTCATTACAACTTTACGCTCAAATTCGCTATAGCCTCAAGCCCGACGATTCGCCACCGTTTTACTCGCAAACACGGCTCGATGGTTCATGCAACTTTCAAGAAAAACGGCAAAGAGATGTGTTACAAGCATCTGAAAGATTGAGCGATTAGATAAGGTGATGTTATAAGATCGTTCTGGTTAGGTGCCATAGAGACGATTTTAGTAGATTACAATACTTTTTGCGTACGCGTTAGTGTTTTTGTATCATCAAAGAACAGATTTTATTAAGAAAGGATATTATATGGCTCGTAAAGATTTCACTCAGCAACCAGATATACCTATTCAAAACATTCTACTTGATACAGAAAATGCCAGAATACGTGCTGGTAGTGACCAAAACAATTGTATTTCAAGAATTTTGCGTAAAGAAAGCCAAATGTTAGTTTTAATGGAGGATATTGCAGAGAATGGTTTGACGACCATGCCTATTTTAATTATGCCTCACTCAGATGGAAAATGGATAGTCAAAGATGGTAACCGGCGAATCACGGCTTTGAAGCTTCTCAACTTTCCTGAAGGCTGCCCAGAGCCTCACCTAATTCCTAAAATAAAAAAAATAAAAGAAAAATTCCAAGATAATATACCAAACACTGTTGACTGCCTTTCCAGTGATAATTTTGAGGCGATCTTCAAAGAAATTGTTGCAAGACATTCAGGTGCGCGTAATGGGGCTGGTCAGTATGACTGGTTTGCTTATATGCGAACGGTGTTCTTGCTCAACAACGGGCATCCGACAGACTATAAGAGAGCAGGTCAATATATGTGTTGGGCTGAACGTGAAGGTATTGATGTTGATGATGATTTTCCTATCACGTCCGTTGCAAGGTTCTTCACCAAAGATAACCTTCGCTTGTTAGGATTTGAGGTTGTAAATGACGACTTGAGCCCAATTCTATCTAAAGAGAAAATCATTAAAATGGCAGCAAAAATCAACACTGACTTCTCTTTAAAATTAGTAGATGTAAATACTGTATTTAATCCAGATGATGCAAAAAAATATCTTCACTCAGTTAGAAAAAACGCAGGAATTTTAGATGAAGAGCCTGAAAATCATCAAAAAGATAACAGCACTCATGCGCAAGAACACGACAATCCTAACAATGCAGATGATATTCAGGATAAAGAAAATGAATTTGATGGTGACTTTAATCCAAATATTGAACAAGACGAACCCCAAAAAAAATCCGGCAGAAGAGGTACACCGCAAAAAAACCCTTCGGAACGAAACAAGCTTTTCGGTAGAGGGAAGATAGGGCTTTTAATCCCTGATGATGATACTAAAGTAAGGACTATAATTTCTGAACTACGCCAACTAGATGTCAAAAAAACCACATTGGCTGCGGCATTTTTATTACGTGCTTTATTAGAGCTAAGTGACAAAGAATATAGAAAAAACAATACGTTAAAGGACAGGGGTTCGTTAGCTAAAAATATTGCTTCTAGCGCAGATCATATGTTGCAGCAAAACCTCATAAGTGATTCAGAGCATCATATAATAGTTGCGTATACGCGAGGTGAACAAGGAACTGTTCATATTGAGACTTTACAAAAATTGATCCATAGAGAAACGCATCACCCTGATTATATTTCAATGAACGTTTTTTGGGATAATGTAGGTTGTTTTGTTCGCGCTTGTTGGAAGGACTAAAACTAGAGGTTGGTCTTTTAATTGAGACCAACCTTTTATTATTTCTTTTTCATAGACGGAACGCTATGGATCTTTAGGTTTTTATAAATCATTAGTTCTGTTACTTTTGGTCTCTTTAAATGTGTTGAATAATGAAAAGAAAACTCTATTTTATTTTCGTTTTTATATAACTCTCTGATTTCATTACAATTGTCATACGTTACAATCACAGGCGTTGACATTGCCATGACCTTGTCACAAATTATTTGATGATCATGAGGTTTATAATGATTCCGGTAGAGTTGACTACCTTTTTCATAATATGGAGGGTCTAAGTATATTAAGGATTTTTTTGGCAAAGAATCACGAATTTGATCAATCAGATCACAAGCATCCAGATTGAACAAATCAATAAAATTCCTCATAGAACCTATTTTTCTAATTCTATTACAAAGCTCTTCTTTATTATATCTAGCATCTAATTTATATACACCACTTTGAGCCTTTCCACCTATAACACCTCCTGAGAGAATCCCAGAACGATTAGTCCTGTTTAGGAAGAATGTTGCAAAACCCACGGTTAATGGATCATATCTGGAATGGTTACTTAATATATCTTTTTGCACATACCAATTATCAATAGTAACATCTGTTGTATTTAATAAATCAATAAAGCCGTCATTTTGGTTTAACAGTGACCACCAAAATGAATAAACAGCGGGATCGAGATCATTAATAATAATGTGATCGACATAGCCATACATCAATAAATATAATGCAGCTCCCGCACCTCCGGCATAAGGTTCGACATAGCACCCACCACTAATATCGTTATGCCTTAGCAATTCAGATAGCCAAGGCCCCATGCGTCCTTTTCCACCAGGATAACGTAAGGGAGTCAAAAAAGTAGACATTGTGGGCCTCATAAAAATCTATAAACTCAGCTAGTTTAACCTATATCACAAACATCCTGAATAACTTATTAGAAATATTTTTCAATTACATGTAAGAAGAAAGAGCAATCCGTCAATAAAACCTAATGCTGATTGTAAATCTTTCCGTATGGTACCGTCCGAGCATTTTCTCCTTTTCGCTATCATACGTAGCGAAATACCGATTACAAAGTGAGCAACAATCAGTTCAAATTCTTCCGGCTTATACTGCTTGAGACGTGCTACACAACCATCAACCATGATCCCTTCATCGTCATCACATTGCAGACGTGACTTTTTACCGTGCGGGAGTAGACCTTTAAAACCAGCAGCTATTGGTTGCCAGTCGACTCCACTGCTATCAGCAGCAGCCCAGGCTCCCCAGCGGTCCATTACCTCGTACATATCACGCATTTTTCTCTCCAATGTTTTCGATAATTATCATTCCGGTTTCGCCCCATACTTTTGATGTCCGGGTGTCCCATATGTGGGAATCATCCTCAAACAAAGCGTCCAAAAGGGATTTTGTTAAGTTGTCCAGGTCGGGCTTTTGCTGGTGGGGCTGGCCGTCCATAGACGCGCGCTTTTTCTTGCTCCAACTCTGCGGCATCGGCAAAACGAAGGTGATATGGGCGCCGTTCTCCGGCAGATGGATTCCATGAAGGCGAGCTTCATCGCAAAACAGGCGATAGCGCATCACCGGCGGCCGCTGTTTCCATTTATCTCGGCGAGTCATACGGGGTTTTCCGACTGGGGTGATGATGTATTTAGGCATAGAACACTCCCAGCTCTAACTGGACCTGCTCCAGCAGCTGCAACTCGGTACCGAAGTTTTTCTCCCATTGCTTACGGCCAGCATGAATCGCAACACCATAACCGCCGTTGCGATGGTGCATATGGCACAGGGGAATTGATTTCCGATGGTCAGCACGTTGACTGGTGCCCTGACCGGTTCGGATATGGTGAATTTCCGCAGGCGTCTCGCCCAGGTTCTGGTTTCTGCACACGATGCAGCCCAGTGCGGCCACACGCGAAAGATGGAGGCTATCTGCTTTCTTCATGCTGGACCACCAGCAAAAGCAGAAACACCGCACTTAAATGAGCGGTGAAAGATGTTTGGGGTAATGCTCTGCGCCATTTTGATTCCTCAGGTTGGCGCAGTAATCAGAGGGTGTTCAGCCCGTTTGATTATTATAAATCAACACCTACGGCTTGAGAACCTTAAGTGCTTCTGGCAGGGAGTTCAAGTTGATAATCCGATCTTCATCGTCCAGAATCTGGGCTGAAAGCCCGCCGCCTTCCCGGCGAATCAGTGTGCGCAATGCCTTGCTGGACACCAGGTAGTCCGTTATTTCACCATCAGTAAGACATAAAACAAGCATTCCGTCTTTGGTGAGACCGGCAGCAAATTCATTCAATTTCATGGGCAATTCCCTAAAAATGGATTTCCCCTTGCGGGGGCGGTCCTTTTCTCCCTGTGAACTGATTTCATTTAGGTTTCCGCTAACCAGATGTCCAATAGGTTAGAAAGATCAATTAACCATAATTGACCTGTCTAACCGATCTGCTTTCAAAACACAGGACTCAGTTCCGGCTTTTTAAATCACAGGCCGATCATCGGTATCTGTAACTTGATTTAGAAAGTACGTCACAACTCCCACTGTGGTCGCATCATCAAGTGAATCACCCTCTATAGCCTCGCCATCCTGAGTTATTAATGCCCTCCCCTGAACTTTTGCGAAGTCCAGACGACCGCAGAACGCAATTAGGATGGTGTCACCTATCTGCGGCTTTCTGGCAATGTTTATTATCACGTACCCAGCTGATGTTTCGATAGTTCGGCAGTTGTCGTCATGACCACAAAGGTTGGAAATAGTGAATATCTGCTCAGCGGAGTCTAATGCTAGTGATTGAAAACCCATGATAATCCCCTTTGCACTTAACTGTATATTTATACAGTATCACTAAAAAAATGAGGGTCAAGAATTTGGTAGAAAAAAACGTTCCATGGGGTTCTGTTCGTCAATGTAAATCTTTTAGAATCTGATGGTTACCCCGATGGAATTGAGTAATTCAACCGTTCAAACTTTTATGCGAGCGCCCTTGCACAATGTAATGATATTCATAACTACTTGATCTAAAAAGTTGTTGATGGTGATTGTAAACACGACACTTATTCAACACATGAATCACACAATTTCACTTTAGGGGAGAAAATATTCTTTTTTTAAAAAGGTAAAAATTTAAACTTGAAATTCAAATGGTTATATGTACTATAGAGACGTCACTTCGGTGGCAAAATGGTAAGTTGGCTGAATCGGTAAAAGCTCCGGATTTAAAATCCGGCATCGGAAACGGTACGTGAGTTCGAACCTCACACTTACCGCCAAGAGGCGGGCACCCTTCGGGGTGTCCGCCTTAACTACTTTATGCAACAAAATTATCAGAAGAAACAACGGTAATATTCGTTTTGAATTTTATACGGATATTATTTACTAACTTTCCCTTCATTAAATTGATATCTATCTTGAGCTACCATCTGCTCCAAAAGATGCTTGTGGCGGCGCAGTTCGCGAACGGCACCTTGCAGACGCTGCAGGTTTGCCAGCTTCGCTTTCGTGCGGCGGATTTCAGTCGAGATAAAACGTGATGACGGAATAATCAGATCATCCGGACGGCTGGCGAAAGCAGGGATATCCCCAATAATTTCTTCCAAGGTTTTGCACTCTGGAGCTAGTGCGGCCTTGGCTTCCACTGCTGCGGGTTCCTGTTGCTCTGGCTTTATTGCCGGTTCTCCTACCAGGCTCCAAGTGATGTTTTTCCCGTCCACATGGCGCAGGACCAGACCGTCCTTGCACATAGCCCCAAGCGAAGCATTCAGGGCTCGCGAACCTTTACCCAGCTTTTCTGCGACCTGATTAGCGCTCATAGCTCCCTGCCCATGCATTGCTGCCAATACCCTCTCCACCAGCGGCGATGGCTGCTTGGGTCTAATACGCTTCGGCTTATGCTCCTTCGCGGTACCGACCGACCATGACCCATCGAAGAAATCGCACAATCCCTCTTCCTTCTGCTCGCGAAGCATTTTCAGTGCCTCTACGGGCTCGATATCCAGGCGGGCTGCTACATCGAGGTAGGTTGCTTTACCCATTGCTTTTAGTGCGTCGATTACTGATTCCAT